GTTTCTGCACTGCATATAGACCGACCCTTTTGAGTCCTTAACTGCCCTTCCGGTCTCTAGTATTCTTGTTCTTTCTGCATTACATTTACCTGTGTGTCTGTTTCGTTTACTCATAATAGTTTCCTATGTGATATGGGGAGGTTCCCAGAGTTCACCCTCAGCCCTACGCAGATATAACAACCGAGCATTCTCGATCACCCTCTCACGACTCCCCTCATACATCTCAACACACTTCTCAAACATCTCCAGCTCAGAAACACAGTCCTTCAGGTGCTTTCGAGCCTTCACTGGGCCTACACCGTAGATACCGATAATGTTATCAACACGATCACCAGTCAAGATCTGCTCATAGAGAAACCGAACTGCTTCGTCCTCAGACACATCGTACAGTTCCTTTTTGTTAGGATTGTAATGCAGTCCAGGAACCTGATCGAAGTCCTTGTCAACAGAAACAATAACAGATCCTTTGTTAACAGTGGCAGCAGTCGCAATTAGGTCATCGGCTTCGCAGTCCGTACTCACAATTGCATTCCAGCTTTCTATTAGGTGATCTCTAATTACCGATAGGTGTTTAGGTTTCTCCTTGTCCTTCCTGTTCTCCTTGTAGCCAGCAGTCACAGCATACTTATGTCTAAAGTTACCCTCAGACCTCCCAGAGAGATACACTAAGTAGTCAGGCTCGTCCTTGAGCTTAACATAAAGATCACTGATGAGGTCACTGAGATAACTACTAGCTGTATAAGCTGCATACTTAGGGCGGTCGTCTTGAGCCTTGTAAGCACACTTATAAGCTACAATGTCCCCATCAATTAAGATCATAGGGCTTCCTCTTCATCGATGTCTGAATCGTACTTAACCAGCTCTGTTACCTTACAACGTACCAAGGAAGGGCTGCGTCCCTCTCCAACACTCCAGTCATAATAACTAACTACGCATACTGCCTTAGACCCATTACCTATAAGTACATCGTCTGGTATTGGTTGTCCATCAGCATCCTGGATATGGATTGGATTGTTAGACTTACAAGTAATAAAGTATCCTTGGTCATTACCTTTGTTAGCAGGTACTATCCCGCGTTCTTCAAAGGCTGCAACAGCCTCCTCAGATAGGTTGCCCAGAACAATCTGGTACTTGTTGCTGAACTTGTTAAGGCGGTCACGTTCTACCCAGTAAAGAGTACCCTTAACTGTCAATGGTTTTAATTCGGTCATGTTATAGTTCCTCGTCTAGTTGTTGTTGAATAGTATCTGATTCATCCTGAAGTACTTCCATCCTTGAATCGTAAAACTCTCGTAGCTGTGGGTTTACTGGTTCTCCTGTGTTAGTTATGTAGGCTGTCCAGAAATCTGATAGGATCATCTGCTGTCTAATTGCACAGCGCTGTAACCATATCAGCTCTAGTCTCGTTAAATTATCCACTACTGCTCTCCTGTTCTTTGTTACTATACATATAGTATAACACAGTTCTGTTTTGTTTGTCAAACTTTTTAAAGAATCTTATTATGTTACTTATAAGTCCTCCTCTATAAAGTTAATATGTTCAATGTCTATATCTATATTAGGATACGCCTCAAATGCTTTCTCTCTAAACTCCTCAAGCTCTGCTACTCTCTCCTCAGCAGCTATAGCCCTTTCAGTATTCCTCTTAGCTATCTGTGCAAGTTCTTGCATACCGCTCCAACACCTTACTAATTGCATAGGTAGGTCTAACTCTTTAGTCTTCGTTATCAGTTCGTCTATTTCTTTTACTGTAATCATAACAGTCTCCTCAGTGTGTTTCTGCCCAACTATTACCAATTTTATATTCACCGTCCATAGGGCAGCGCATACCCAGCTCAGTGCCAGCATCTATTATAGCCTGCACTACAGTATCTCCAACATCCTTTGCATAGTCAGGGTCAGCTTCAAACTGATACTCATCGTGAACACTAGCAACCAACTTACAACGGCTCCTGTCCAGCTTCTCCATAGCTAGCACTAAAGCCTTCTTCATAATGATAGCACCACAACCCTGCAGGAGAGTGTTCAATGCAGCGTGTGCTGTTCTGATCCTAAGTCTCCTACCGTCGATTCCTGGAACGCTTCCGTTATCAGCAAGTCGCTGCACTCTGTCGATAAGAGAGCCAAGAGCTGGCAAGTTGCGAAGCAGTTTCTCTCTAGCTCGTTTACCATCCTTTGTATTTCCTCCGAGGATAGATCCGAGTCTTGCGTTGGCTGCTCCGTAGATGAAAGCATAGATGAAAGTTTTTGCTGCATCTCTAGTCGAAAGTCCCGCTGCATGTTGGTTAGTAGTGTGAATATCTCCACTGATAACTTCATTGATGTACTCCTCATCCTTCATATAATGTGCTAGACATCTCAACTCCAACTGTGAAGCATCAATACCAACAAGAACACGACCCTTCGCAGGGATGAAACAAGCGCGGTACGTTTTGTCCGATGGGATCTGTGCCATGTTAGGACTGTTGTGTGTCATCCTTCCAGTCACAGCGCCGCATGGGTTGACGCTTCCGTGTATGCGACCATCGTTCTCATAAGCATTGAGCCATGATGCCAACATACTTAACCGTTTCTGTAGCGTCATGTATTCGAGCACCAGCCGTGCCTCTGGTATATGATCGTTAGCCTTCAAAGACCCCTCGTCTACAACTGGCTTGCCTGTAGGTGTCTTGTCTTTCCAGACTGCGCCAAGCCCCGACAGACGCTCTGCTACTTGTTGCCTAGACCCTACGTTAAAGACCTGAACATCATCCTTCAGACGCTTACCTGTCTTCTCCGATATGCGTTCTGTAACAATCGGTTTAAACAGTTCTCTGAGTGTGTCTTCAATCTCTGTCATGCGTTGTTGATGGTCTTCATGTAACGCACAAGCCCTGTCGAAATCAAAACAGAATCCGTTCTGTTCCTGTTCAGTCATTAGAAAAGCAATAGTGTGTTCAAGGTCTATAGCCTCTTGACTGAACCCATCAGCCTTCAACAGACTCTTTATGTACTGATGTACCGATGCTGTAGCTTCGCAGTCGGTTTTACAGTAAGAGATCATCTCAGGAGATACACCTTTATCGAATTCCTCTACTGCAAAGTCATCCTTCAAAGTCTTCCCAGCTCTCTGCGCCCAAGCCTTCAGCGAGTGACCGCCCTCAATAGAAGGATGGTAGAGGCGACCAAGAACTATGGTGTCCTCAACAGCACCTGTCCAGTTAAACTTCCAGATGTCAGACAGACGCTGTAGGTCAAAACTAATTAGGTTGTGGCCAACAATGGTGTCAGTCTTGTTTTTTGATAGCTCCTCTCTCAGATCTTGCTTGTTCAAAGTCACAGTATTTCTGCCAAGAGCGGGATAGTGAATACCAGCCATCCATATCTGTGTCCAGGAAAGATCTGTTTCGATGTCCACTATAGCTATATTGTTCATACTGCTTCTCCGTAACTGTTTCGTAAAAGTATTGACCTATCTTGCTCATCACCGTTCACCTCTCTCCTTCTGTTTCTGTAACGTCAGCTAACGATCTTAGGTCAGCTCGATCCGTATAGTTTACATCATCACTCTCCGCAAGGCAAACAGTACACAGGTCTATGAACTCATTAGTATTACTACACCGCAGGGTGCTCTCATAGTTACTTAGTTCAACATCACATGCTTTACACCTCATAAGTCCTTTCCTTCTTCAAAGGGTTCACTGTGTTCTTTACACTGAGGGCAAAAGTCACTGTCAGGCCAGTCCGGCATCTCTGCTCCGCAGCAGTTTGAGTAGTTTGTGTCGTCATCTTCAATGATTACCTTGTTGGTGTTCATAACGCATCCTCCATATCAACTTCAGTAAGTCTACCAGTATCTGCATTGTAATACAACTCACCTGCTGGCCCTGTTTGTCCAGAAAACCGATTCTTTAGCACTCTAAGTTTGGTTGTGTTCCTGACTATAGGATCGTCTGCCTGACTGTTTCGCTCAGCCCCAATGACTGCATCAGAGAGCTGTCCAATCGCTGCAGAGCCACGTAGCTGACCTAGACTAGTCATTGCACCATCCTCAAGAGACTTCCCGTCAGGGCGCTTTAGGTGGCTAACAAGTAACAACGTAATCCGAAGCTCTTGTGCAAACATGCGCAGCTTAGTCATTATCATATCAATACTCTTTCGCTCGTCTCCATTGGTCTGGTCAGAAACCAGGATAGACAGGTGATCCAGTATTATAAACTTACAGCCTAGACCTTTAACCAAGTACCTCATGCGGCCTAGTACGCGCTCTATCTCGTTACTACCAAAGGCATCCCACAAGTAAACACGAGAGTTTAAGTTTAGACGCGCTACAGATTCTGTAATTTCTTCTGGTAAGTATTCAACGTCAGGTAGATGTATTGGTTTGTTAATGTCAAGCCCAATGAGTCCTCTAGCTGTACGTTGAGGTGTCTCTTCAAGAAACATAAGCCCTATAGGATCTGTTGATTGTTCCAACATAGAGAACGCAATCTCTCGTAGTATTGTTGACTTACCCAGACCAGAACCTGAACAGAGAGTCACTAGTTCCGCTTCCCTGATACCATATAGGAGGTTGTCAAGTTTCTCAAACGGATACCGTATCTTACTGCGTTTAATTGGAATCATTATGTCTTCAATAAGATCTCCAATAGAAACTATACCGTCTGGTTTAAAAGACTCTGCGTTCCACCATTGCTTTTTAAACGCATCAACAGCCCCAGCTACTAGGTATTCGTTAGCGTCTTTATAGTCCGTCATTTTAACAATCTTAGACTTGTTTCCAAACAGTTCTGCTACGTCTTTCGCCGCTTTCTGTCCAGGTTCATCGGAATCAAAGCATATAACAACCGTTTCAAAGCTGTTTAGATACTCAAACGCCCTCCGACAGTCCTTAGCGGCGGCAGCAGCACCGTTCTTAACAGAAACAGCAGGGTAACCGTCAAAGATCTGCGATACTGACATCGCATCGAACTCACCCTCAGTTACTGTTATGTACTTTCCGCCTTCGCTGAACAGGTTTTGTCCGAACAGTAACGTATTCGGCCAGTCTCCTTCAGTCCATTGTTTCTTATCAGCGGTTCTGTTCTTAACTGCAACTGGCTCCATAGAATCTGCACCGTAATAATTAAAGACTGTCTTGTCTCCCTTTACAAGTGCTCCATACTTCTCAGCAGTTTCCTTTGTTAGTCTACGATTAATAATTGCTTGGTATGTACCTGTAGCAGCCTGTATCTTAATCTGTTTAGGTGATGTAGGTGTTACCTCTTTAGCTGTTGTGATGGCTGGCGTACGTTCCTGACAAGAGAAACAGTAACTAGAACCGTCCTCATTTATAGACCTTGCATCGCTTGAACCGCAGGATTCGCAGGGCTGGTGTGTCTTTCTAAAGGTCATAACAGTTCCTCTGTAAAGTATATCATTATGATAATTTACTTTAATGTTTGTCTTTAATGTTTACTATAGAGTTATATTTTAGCACGTTTAGGAGCAACTGTAAAGTATAACAGTGAAAATAGTGAAAATACTTATACCGATAACTGCTTGTATGTTGTCAACTTTGTTCTCGTGCTGCTCTTCTGCGTGATTTTCTGCAAAGATGAATGCATCGTCTTCTGTGTCGTAGCGGTTCAGAATCTTTAGCGAGTTGCCTTTCCATATTTCCAGTACAAATGACTGCCTGGAAGCGTAGATTATGTATGTGTAAGCGCTTTCTTTTGCTGTGATGCCGTCCCTGCCCGCGTAATCCCATTCTAAGTTATACATTAGAAATCCTCCCTTGCACTGTGTATTTTATCCCAAAGAACGTATTCAAACTCCTCAATCACATCGGCATCGAGTGTGTTTGTTACGTCTGTCTCGCCTTTGTAGAGTGCTTTTGTTAACTCTAAGGAGAGGTCGCCTTCATCAAACTCGCCTTCTATGTAGTAAAACTCGCCCTCGTAATCGGTTGTTGTCTCTATTTTGGTTTTCATAGTTGACATTCCTCTATCGTTTTAACTTGACACCGATAAGAACGGTTATCATCGTCCTGATTAAGTCTTTCGGCGGTTTCAAAACATATATCTCTATCGTGCATTTCTATCTCAGTTGTAAATGGAGAGGATGCATTTAAAGTCATCGTTATTAATAATATATAAATATTCATAGTAGTTCCCCTTTGTGTTTAATGTAACCTGCTTTGATTTTACTTCGTCTATCTGCAAACTTAATAGCCTTATTCACCTTACGCGCGTGTTTAGCTGTTAAGTTGCGCCGTTTCTGCCTTAGTTCTTTGTCCATCTTTACCGTCCTAGTAAGTCAATCATTAATGTAGTGCCGAGTATTATTATAGTTGTTACTATAAATATTAGCAATGCTTCTTCATCTTCTTTTTTTATTTTCATATTTTGCTCCAGACCTTAGCAGCAGCCAGGATTTTACGCATTTTAGGGGAATCCTCCGTCCAATCAATCATCGTGCCATCCTTAGCAGTTGCTACGTGTCTGTTCATAACCAGTATAAACGTCCCTTCTGGATTGTTCTTGAGAAATCTTTTTAGTGTTATAGGTATCTCTAACACCTTCCAAGATATGGGCCTCCCTGTTAATCCGCTGGCTGTCTCAGTAGCACTAAAGAAATGACTAGGTGACATCCCTTGTCTTCGCTTTCGTCCCCACCTTTGACATATATCTAGCGACTCTTTAAATGATAGCTCGAAGGCTGCCGCCAACGAAACAACAGAGCAACAGTTGTCTTCCTCATATGCATACGTCTCTTTTGATAAAGCTAAATAGTCTTTCATTCTATATACTCCCACTTTACACCATTATTTAATAAGAACTCGGCTGCGTTCTCTTCTGTTTCATCTGCATTCTCAGGTGTCCACGGTAGGTAGTCTGGATCAATCCAGCCATAGCTCTCTGCTAGCTCTAAGAGTTCTCCAAATCCGTCTATCTTGTGTGTGTATAGTAGCTCTTGAACCGCTTCTTTTGGGGTTTTCATCTTAAAACTCCCCAGCTAACAGGTCGCACAGAAGTTCATCGGCTGACCATTGAGGCAGATTGTGATCGTCTAAATATCTCCAATATTCCATTGACATCTCGTCAATAGTTCCGGTTATCTGTGCAGCATCCCATCGATCAAGGAAGCACTCGAGATATTCTATAACTTCTGTTCTAGTTGATGTGTTCATTTGTTTAAACTCCAATGCATAGGGTGATCTACTTCGTGTCTCGCCTGACTATCCAACCAATCAACCAAGAACTCTAACTGTTCCGCAGTATATATAAATTCCTCATCGACCAGCGCTAATAGGAATTCTCTATTGTTACGTTCTATGAAGAAATACTCCTCATGGAATACAGCGCGGGCCAATTCATCATTAAGTAATCCTGTTAAGTCTCGCATCTTGTCTATCTCCAAAGTTGTAGTAAATAATCACCATTGCAGACACCTCCTAAGATGCCTGCTAGTTGACTACTTTATAGCATATGTGCCAGTTATACCAAATTCATCGCGTACCTTTTTAGACACTGTTAACGAGCCGTTATGATGCATATGCTGACAAGTACTGTAGTACCTGATATGGTTTACACCATCGCTGTCAGTAATGAAAACTCCCCAATCATTGCCATCTGGCGTTACTACTGCCAAGACTTGTTCAGTGCCATTGCTGTTCAACTCCATTCTTGTAGTCTTCATTGTCTTACCCCATCGCTATTATATTATTAAACTCTTTCTCGTTGTCTTTAGTAACAAAGAAGCTTTTATAATTCTCCGCAGCTCTTTGGGCTTTGTTACTCCCCTTGCGCTTAAGCGCGCCTATAGCGCCTTTACTATCTAATGGCCTTAAATCGCTCTTGTCGAAGTCTACAAGGCTATTCGGGATGGCTATATTATCGCTAGATAATCCTTTCGTATTATAAGCCACCGCGACATTATAACCTTGTTTAACTGCTTTGGATAGGGCAGATTTTGAAGCTTTAGAATACATTGATCCGCTAAATGTTAACGAATAATTCTTTAACGTATTCTTTCTAATTAAACTTAAAATCTTAGTGTAATCATAAAATTCACTATTAGGGCGCTGTTCTATTATATACCGCCAGTCAATATCACTTGTGCCATTTAACCTAAATAGCGTAGGAATGCCCGTCTTTTCTGCCTTGCGTTCCGCTTTGTCTATCTCTTTAAGTAATTGTTGCTCGAACCATTTAGGGCGTAATAACATTAATATAGTCCGTTTTGTGGCCGCATTCTGGCCCGTTGTCATTCCTAGCATACCCGATATTATCAGACAAGGCGCTTCACAACCACTAGCCCGCGCACCAGCACAAAGCGTTTTCTTCGATACTTTACCAGCTGGCTGCAAGTACATTATATATGTA